ACGACAAGTGTTGACGTAACGGTTGCGGCCATGTTGAGATCTCCTTAACTGGTTGCCGGTGATAAGCGCTTGACGATCTCGAGATTGAAGACGTATCGTGCTCGACCCTTTTCATCGGGTGGCAGTTCAAACGGTTCTTGCTTGGGTGCACACTTCCGCCACCACGTACCGTTAATGAACTGGTCGTAGAAGTTAAAGGTCGCTTCGTACAACTCGAACGCAACGTCCTCTGCGTCCTGCGGGTGCTCCGCTCTGGAGGTTACCTGTACGGACGGCCGTTCGTAGGCAATAGTAGTACGTGACAAGTTGTGCGTACCCTCGTCACCCAATCCTCCCGTTCTGATGAGAGTAATGAACGCACGAGCGCCAACCGGTAGCGCGTCCGGAATGACGGCTCGCGGTCCTTTGAAGAGTGTCGTACCGAACGTACCATATCCTCCCTGAGTGAGAAGCAACAGCAAGTCCGGATAGACAGTGGATGCACTCATAGCGCCTTACCCATTTGGATTTTTCTCGCTACGCGATCTTTGATGAACCGAGAAGCCTTCCCCAACGGCCGTTCGATAAACTTCGCTTCACCGACGGTGTGAAGGAAATCAAGATCCTCATGCTGCACCGCAGCATACGCTGCCGACTTCGGTCCGGTCTTGATTTTCACACTAATGATCTTGCCTTCTTGGATGGGTCCCTCAGAATGAATCTCGTCACGGAGTGTTCCCGGTGGATTGTTTCCGTAGGTACGGTCAGCGACCGGCGTCACGGCCTTACACTCTGGAACGAGTTCATCTGCGACTTCCTTTAAGGCTCGACCAATCTCACCTGGTGCGTGATCACGGAGCTTTCGTATGTCAGCCAGGTTCTTGAGAATGTCGGAGTAAATCGAGCTTCCAGCCATCAGCCGAGATAGACCTCTGTGAGAATCGGATTGACATTCGAAACGAAACCTTCGGTATTGAGAATCGGACCGGTAGTTCCGTCCGGCAGCGTAAAACGATCCTGCAAGTTCACGACAGTGGAATTGAGTAAGGTAATGTAGGCTTGCGACATCACCATTTCTCCAGAGGCGGTCTTCACCAACTTCTGTTTCTTCACCACCACTGCACGACGAGCCACTGCCGCAGCGAAGGAACGATTGCCGGCACCATCGATGCTGATGACGGACTCATGACTCACGATCGCCTGCATTCCCAAGTCATTGGTGATGGAATTGGCGATCGCGACGACATCATCGAGAAGTCCCATCATGACTTACTCCAGGATGTCCATCGACACGTCGAGAGTAGGACCGCCGGTGATGTTGTGCAGCGTGAACGTTTGTCCAGCAGGAATCCAGATACCGACACCACGGTCCAGTCCTCCCAAAATGAGAGGTAGGATATCTCGAATAGCACCGATGGTTGCCGGTACAGATACTCGATGGAAGAAAGCCGCAGGAGCGGTAGGTGAGGTACCCCATGCCAATGCGACCTTTGTGAGCGACGGTTCTCCGTTCTCTACCGATAAAAACGAGACCGGAGTAGTGGGAGTAACTCCCGCGACAGCAGGACGACCAGTACCGAACACCCCTGTCACGGCCGACGCGACCGTAATGTTGAAGTTCAGTATCCGAACACCCTTCACACCGGAAATCACTGTCGGAGCGATGATCTCCAACAATGCTTGAGCGGACGTGACATTCGATGTCCGAACAGCGAATTCATAGCGTTGTGACATTTATGCCCTCAGGAGATCTCGTACTCCGGTTGCGCGAGTGATCGGATAGCCCCACTCTGGTGGTACCAGGTAGTACACGGAATCAGGCACGGCTTTTGCGAACACCGAATCCTTGAAGTCTACTTCGACAGGACCGGCTCTGACGTGCGTGATGCCCTGTGTTTGCACCGATGAATCGGCGGTGCGATCCGATACCAAGAGTTGACGAGCGTACTCTGCCGTGGCTTGCTGAATTTCAACGGGAACGATGTGGATGTCTACGTATTCCCATCCGTTCCGTTTCAGCATGGCACCTCTTGGCCAGAGTAATGCTTGGATGGCGTCTGTGGGGTAGCCGGTCCACACCCACAGACGGTCCAAGAGAAGCGTAGCCCAGAGAATGGCAGCGGTCTTCTGGTCTATGGCCTGAGCAGCCCACGTCGAACCGATCGTGGGACGATCGAGATGAAACTGGTCGGCAAACGTCACATCGCAATACGCGTTGGCGAGTGCCGAACCAGCCGTAGTAACGATGGTGGACGTTGGCATGACCTACGCCGGATCCGCAACGTAACGGATCTGCATGTCTACAGCAGTTGCGACCGTAGGCGTGCCACCGACCGAATGCGCGATCAGAGCCGCATTCGCGTCCATCTGCGTGAACGAGGCACCGTCCGCGAGGATGACCGCGTTCGCAGCACCGGCTCGTACGAGCGCAGACTGTGTCAGTGCCGCTGCCGCTACGACAAGTGCTTCGACTGCCGCTGCAGCACGCGTGCCGGCGATGTTGATGGAGGTCGATGTGGTGACCGCTCCACCGATAGAGATCATCCACGCATCGACCAAACGCCATCGCACACCCGGCAACGCCGGACATGAAGTGAATGCAAGACCGGCTGTAGTCAACTGCGCGACAAGAAATCTCTGACGGAAAAACTTGGTGACACCGAACGCTACTTCGATGTCACGAATGTAACGTACTTGAACGGCGCCACGACCCTCTGGGAAGTTTCTGAGATCTGACATGATGTCAACTCCTGCCTATCGAAATGCTGGGTATGAGCGGATCCGAAATTGGATCCGCTCACATGCACTTCTCCCACGTACCCGACTATCCGCCGAGGAACACACCGGCGTTGGTGCGGACGATCGATCCGCCGTACAACGCGTCGAACGACCACTGCACCTGACGATGCTGTCTCGTAACTTCCAACCGTAGCGCGAGTCCTGACACTTCATCGACTGCCGTCGCCGTGAGCGTCGCACCCGGTACCTGAATGGTATCGAGCAGCGGAGCCATGGCGAACGCGATCGCATCGCGTTGAATCAGCGTGTTCATCACGAACGATGCCTTCTTGGTGATCGTCTCGCCACCGGCTGAGGCAATGACCAGTCCGCCGACACCAGCAGAGATGCCACGGAACGGTTCGATAGTGATGGACGTGATCGTGCCGCCACCCACCGTCGTCTGCACCTGGTGCGTGATACCCGGTTCGTGCGAGAATGAAATGATGTCGCCAGGAAGCAGCGTGCCCGTCGCACCACCGGAGATGGCCAGAACGGTTGCGCCAATCGCGTTGACACCAGTGATGGTCGAACCGGTCACGTAAGTTCCGGCCGTATGCGTCGGCACGCGCTGAGACATCAACCACAGTGCACCGAGCTTCCGGCCGATTTGACCGTTGATGATGCCGTCCGTGTCACCACGGAACGAGGCATCCTGGAACGCACGCAGACCGAGCGCGTTCGCTTCTGCGTCCGTGTTGATGACCATGTACCGAGGATCCATGTCCATCAACTGGTTGTTGCCGATCTTGCGAGCGTCAAGATACGCCGACAGATCGGTGGCGAACGGCGTGGTACCGGACACCCCTGCGAATCCATAGAACCCACCGGCCGCATGTGTGAGCGACCAGAGGAAGTCCTCGATGGTGTTCGCCATGCCCTTGATCGCTTCCTTCGCCTGCATCGGGAGGATGCCTCGATCGACCTGGGACAGACCCTTGTCGTCCATGGCGAACGGTGCTTCCTTCCACTGCGACAGCGTGACGGGAATCGTGGACGGCGTGACGGCGGTGACCGCCGGAGGCACAACGTCCGGCGCGACGGTACGAGTAGCGACCGCTGCCGGTACGGCAACGTTCACGGTAGCGAATCTCTTCGCGGCCGTAATCTCAGTTTCGTAGTCACGATTGGCGATGTGCACCAAGGCCAGTTGTTCGCGTAGGGTCGCCAGACCCATGGCCACAACGGTGCCAAGGATATTCGTAGTGACGAGTGCTCCTGCCATAAGTGAAGTCTCCTTGAAAAAACCCAGATTGTTTTGTCAAGCAACTCCACCGGAGTCGGGCACTCTCACCACTGGTGAGAAGCCGAAACGCTGTGCTCGCCGAGTCAGCGTTTCCTGTTACGATCGAACGACGAACGAAAAGTGTGTGCTCCTCTGGAGCAGGTGATCCCATCCACTGGACGGGACCACCTCTTGGGATCAACTATTTCTTGGTCGGCGGACGATGCATCGGATGCGCATTGACCGCCTTCGTCTGCGTGGGAGCCGAATACTTTCCAGCCATGCCCTTTCTTTCTACGCTCCGACGTTCGAGTACACGACCTTCACCTTGCCTGCCAAGATGTCCTTCGAGAACTCGCCGAGTTGTGCCGGTGTCGGGTCGCGAAGTTCGGTCTGACCAGGTTTCAGACCGCTCCCGCCACCACTCCCCCGGCTGCCTTCCGATCCACCACCGGTGGACGGCTTGAACGCGAAATCGGTTTCCTTCATCTGGACGCCGAGCCATTCATCGACATCGAGAGGATCCCCCGGCTTCACGGAACTGAACTTGTTCGCCTTGGCCACAACTCTGCCGTCACGCACTTCGAAGGCGTCCGTGGCCTTGCTCACAATGAAATCCAACGCGGATGCGATGCCGCCAACCTTGTTGAACTTCTCTCCGACCGTAGACCGCAGTGTCTGATCATCGGCTCGCTTCCGTTCGGCTGCGAGTAGTGCATCCGACGACGCGATCTTTTCTTCCAACGGCTTCACCGCCGCTGTCACGGCACTGGTGACCAAAGCTGAGATGTCGTCCGGCTTCGTGACACCTTTCTTCTTGAGCTCCTCGACTTCGGTCAATGCCTTCTTTGCGGCGTCGATGTCGAGACCTTCGACCTTCACCTTGATCGGTCGAAGCTCCTCGACTTCCTTCATCAGCTTCACGTTGTTGTCTCGGAACTCAACGACTTTCCCGAGTTGCACGGCGTGATCGGCTGCGGACACGAATCCCGGAGGAGCCGCATCGAGAATGACTTGATACTTCCCGTCCTTCTGTTCGTAGAATTGTCGAAGCGGTTCAGCAACTTTGTCGAGCGATTCCACCACCGGTGGTAATCCTGCCATGACTACACTCCTGTTCAAAGGTTACGCGACTTCCAGTAAGAAGAAGAGCTCGTCCTCCTCCGCCTGTACGAGATCCGGACCGATCTCCACCGACACGCGACCGACAGCGGTACGGATTCTCTGGCCACGAATCGGAATGACCGTGGACCCCAACACTGACACCGACGACGTTTGTATGTACACGCTCGTGGAGATCGCTTCGATTCGAGCATCGGATTGAACCTGTACGACTCCACGTGCGACTCGAACTGCGGACCCAAGCGTTGGGGGTTTCGCAGCAATGGAAACGTCTGTGTAGACGGATACGAACCCGGCCGCAACAGGGACCACCGATCCGACCACCGGTACCGAAGCATCGGCTCGAACCTCTCGAGAGAGATTCGATACGACAGCCACAGCATCGGTAACGTGCTCTGGACGCGCTCGTGCATGACGACGAAGTTGTGACCATCCTCTGGAGTCCACAACGGCCGAAGGACCGGAGACGTTCGCATGACCACCAAAAACAATCCCGCCGGACCCGGCATAGATGTAGGTGTTGACACCATGCGGTTCAAACACCGTGATGGCTGCTCCACCGAATACCACTCCGCCATCAGCCGTCCAAACCTTGGTTGTCTTTTCGGTATCGGTACCGCCAAAAACAATTCCACCGTCAACAACGGTGTACCTGTAGGTAACGGCGCGTCTAGCCGCTCCACCGAAAACGATACCTCCGTTAGCGGTGTAAGCAAATGCAAATTTCTCTGTCGCATGACCACCGAAAACAATGCCACCTGAGGTCGTATATGCGAACGCAAATTTCTCCGTCGCATGACCGGCAAAGACGATACCACCTGAACCCGTATACGCGAATACGGTTCCGGTAGATTCCTCGAGCGACCGAAGATCAAGCAACATTTATTTCGGCCGACGGGATTTCGGAATCAACTTTATGTCACCGAGTGGAATGGCTTTGGCCGCATCCACAATTCGAGTTTGTCGTGGTCCACTCATCAACGTTTCACCGGTCTTCGGATCAACCAGGTGCACACCTTCACCGCGAATGAAGATACCGACCTGCCCGTCCACCGTGCACCACTGTCCGTTTCGCATGTTACTCTCCGGTGAAGTTCGGTGTCACCTTAACCAAATCACCAATATTCTGAACGAGAAACGGTCCGGTTGTGAACCGCTCAGCCCACAAGATCTTACCACTGGTTGTTTGTACCACGTAGTAGCCGAAGACATTCTGACTCTGCACGGCGGTTGACGTGAATATCTGCTCAGCCGCGTTCGCATTCGATGGCGCACCAGGAGTAATCGTCCAACTGGCTCCAGTAAGCGAGATGGCTACGTAGCCGGTGAAATCCGCTTCCGTGTAGGTAGATTCAGTATCCGTCTCAGCGGGCGTGATGTTGTTCTTGTACAACTTCAACAATTGATTCTGCGGAGCCGTCTTGTTGAGGATGTTCTGGAGCATCACGTCTTCAGCGGCATTCGGAACCAGTAGTGTCATGAACTATTCTCCGGTAAATCTCGCAACGACTCGAATTTCATCTCCACCCTTCTCGACTACATAGGGTCCGTTGGTAAATCGTTCGGCCCACAACAATTCACCGGCGCCACTGCGTGTTACGTAGTAACCGAAAATCGTTTCTGTAGGTGGAGGAGGACCTTTCAAGAACGAGTATTCGATACTGGTTGCTATCGTCGGATTTCCTTGTACGATCGTCCAATCCGTGTTGACTGATGTAATAGCTCCGTATCCGACAAACGTCGCTTCGATATAGGTAGCTCGGATATCCGTCTCAGCGGGCGTGATGTTGTTGCTGAACAATCGAATCACCGGATCGCCAGCAGCGATCTTGTTAAAGAGCAGCTGCAGGACGAGATCTTCACCGACGTTCGGAACTACAACGGTCATTTAGTAGAACGGCCGTCCCATTCCGGCAAAATTCCCGACATTGGCTTCATGCCACCATACCATTCCGTGTGCCTGAGATCCAGACTCTGTTCCTAACGAAAAATGAGCACTGATACCAAACACACCACCCGGAGGAACAATGTAACGACCGTAAACCGGGAAATATTTCTGGAGACCGATGATATTGGTGTTCGCAGAAATGATCGATCCGAGCATGTGCCAATCTGTCGTACTAATATGACTATTGACACTTGCGGCTCCGGCTACTGCTGCGACCCCACGATACACTTTTCGTCCAGAAAGTGAAGAACGATTTGCATTTGAGAGTCCACTAGCT